GGATGACGAAGTGGTAGCCAATGGACAGGAAGCCTCTGGCTCTGTGCCAGCGGTCTATCTCCTTGGCTCCAATATCCATTGAGGGCTTGGTAGCAGCACAATGAATGATGATGTGATCCGTGATTCTTCTGTTAGCCATGTGACTCCTGAAGGAACACGGAAAGGGCTTTCTTTTGGAGAGCCTTGGGTCGATGCTTCAGCCATTCCTCTGGCACGGTTCCCTTCGCGCAAGGGAAGCCGTTCTTCTTGCACCAATCCGCATACGTCGTCTTGGACTTCTTCCCGATCTTCGCGTTCGGGTTGCTGAAGACAATGCGGATGTCCAGGTCAGGATGTTGTGTCTTGACCAGGATCATCTTCTTACGGTCAGCAGCCGTAAACTCTCCCTTACCCTCGATGACGATGGCTTGCTGTGGGAGTACGAAGTCTGGGAGGTAGGTATGGTGGGAGGTGATGGTGTAGGGGATCTTGATCGGCTCGTAGAGAGCCTCGGTCCCCTGGAGTGAGGCAGCTATCTGGACCTCAAGTTTGCTTCGATAGCCTGTTTCTTTCCGTGTTCGGTTGAATTTCGCGTACCGACTACGCATTGTTTAAAAGGGACATTCATCTTCGCCAGTATCATCGAACGTTTCGGCTTCGTCGTCCTGGTTGCCCTGGGACAGACCTTCGCCATCGGTGCTGAAGCCGAAGCTAGCCGCTGTCTTCGTTGTATTGCCGGAACGCAGCTCCAGAACCTGGACCGCTTCCAGCTTGAGCGACACGCCAGCACCCAGGCCAGCGGTGTAGAACGTATCGATGTAGAAGCAGACGTTCACTATGGAGCCGCCCCAGATGGACACTTTCTCGGTGTCGATGGGTTTGCCAGCACCATCGAAGACCGGGCACTGACGTTCCCATTCCCTGCCATCCTTCGTGGTCCCCTTGGCCCTCATCTTGAACGGGCCGACGATGATCCGACCAGTGGGATCGCCGTCCTCGTCCAGCTCTTCCTTGATCGGGAGTTGAGCCAACTTCAGGTTCGCTCGGAAACGCTCCTCGTTGAACTTCTTGCCCCTCTTCTTGGCTTCATCAGCCGCCTGGGTCACGGCGGCCTCGATTGCCTGAGCCTGGGCTTCCTTGATCAGCTCCAGCATGGACGAGGCAGCTTCCTCGTTCTCGTAGATGATGCTGATCTTGTATTCCGGCTTGTCTGGATTGTAGCGGTCATCCGGTTTGTTCAGGTGGGGATAGTAAGCTACCACTCTGTCGGTGAGTTTTCTCTCAGGCTTTACCATTGAACCTCCTAACGGGCTTCTTAGTTCAAGATTTCGTTGTCAATGTAACGGGCCACAGCCTGGAACTCTGGGCGTTTGCCTTCAGCGTTGTTGATCGCGTTCTTCGTGTAGACCATGACATCGGACACGGTCAGACCGGACGCTTCAACAGCCAAGAGAAAGGCTGCGCTGACTCCAAGCAGTTTTACTCCGTTGTTCGGACAGCTCTGAACAATGTCCACCACTGCCATTGCTGCTTTCGCAGCTTCGTTTGTCGGTGCGTTGGCGAGGAGATCTCGCAGTTTACTTGGGGCCATAGCCATCGAGTTGTTTACCTCCTGTTGTCGTGTTGGGTTGGATCCGTGATGATTCGCCTTGCGGGGGTCCTTAAGCCAGTGTTAATTGCCACTTTGAAGTGTAAATGTCGAAGATCATTAGCGATCCACGGCATTATCTCAAGGGCAAAAAGAACCCCGCCTCTGTGATTCGCCTTGCGGGGTCCTTAAGCCAGTGTTAATTGCCACTTTGAAGTGTAAATACCGGGGATCATTAGCGATACACGGCATTATCTCATCAGGCAAAAAAGAACTCTGCCTCCAGCACCTTGGAGACGTCCAGGCTTCCCAGTTCGGGAAGTTCAGGCAGTTCTTGTTTTTTGTCCTCGTCCAAGACTTGGACCACCTCCTTGGTGAACTCCTCCAAGAGGTTGTGCCCTCCTCCAAACATCCCGACAAAGACTTCTCGTAAGATCCGGGCCAAGGCAGGGGTGTCTGCCGCATGTGTCCCGTATGAATCATGGATCATAGCGAACCCATCGATCCCCTGTTTGTGCGCCAGACAAACTGTACGCTGGAGAGCCGCAGCATCCAGGGAGTGTATGTAGTTCGGACTGATACCGTTCCTCTGCCTAATGGTGTCGATTGTATCAGTGTCTTCTCTAACGACCAACTGTAGACGGGCGTCACCAACTTTGGTTTGCACTACAGTGGTTGCCATCCGGTGATACGCTTGTATCACCGGGAGGCCGGTCGGTGTGGTCCACCAGATAGGTAGGCCTTCTTTGGAGACCAGAGACGCAACCTTCTGGAGGTACTTCATTGCCTCCTGCGGTGCCCTCACGACCTCATTGATCGATTCCCAGATGATCTTGGACATGAACAAGGAGGAGAGGAAGGGGTTCGTTCCCCACTGATAGCCATCCTCAATACGTCCCTTTAGGTACTCCATGGTGTACTCTTTGCAGGACTGTTGGGTTCCCCCATAAGGTAGAACCATGACCTGCCTTTTCGTGGCCTTCCTGTCGATGCCCATTTTCAGCCACTCCTTGGCTTCGACCCTCTCATCGTACAAGAGCTTAGGCTCACCATCTTGGTCGGTCTTGGTCTTGGAGTAGACCAGCTCCCCGTGCTCGACCAGGTGCTGGAGCTTCGTGACGGCACGGTCAGCGACAATCTGATAGATGTCCTGGGGCTTGTCGGATGGGAGGACGTTGACTGCCTTGGCTCCTTCCTCATCACGTAGGAGCAGACTGAAGATCTGGATACCGTTGCAGCTCCCGTCCATTGCGATGGGAAGCCTGGACTCAAAGGCAAGTCCTTGCTGCTTGTATCCGGCCCACTCAAAGCAGAAGGCCAGGAAGCACCAAGGGGAATCAGCATCAGCCCACCACTGGAAGCCGATGGGATCTTCAGCACTGGCCAGGATCTTGTCTTCGTTGTCCAATACCCACTGTTGCCGGGCAGCAAAATCAACCTTGTCCTCTCCCCAACAGTTCGCCCCGTGGATCATGAGCCACTTGAGGGCCTCCTCGGAGCCAAGTGCCTTGCCTTTCGCGAAGTGGAGTAGTCCCTTGGCGGCTTTGGTTCCCTGCGGGGTCAGACCAGAGGGCACGGTATACACCCGACCACGGAAGTCCATCTGGTAGGGGTAGTAGAACGCCTCTTCATCCTTGAGCTGCTCGGCCATCGTCATCATGATGTCGTGCTGGATGTACTTGGAAACAAGGCGGGCATTATAGTCATGGACGGCAGCCGCAGCCTGTTTCCATTTCTTCAGCATCTCGGCATCATTGGCGAGGCAGGGATGCGGGTTCTTCCTGGTGACCATGGACATATCTGCACCGCAAACAGGACAGCGGGGAATCTCCCGGCGGCATCTCGGAGGCAGTCCGGCCACGGACTCGGAGGTCTCACGGTTGAACAGTTCACGCATAACATCGAGCACCTTGGTGTTCACAGCCCAGGCCGTGTTCTGCATGGTGTTCAGAGCGTTGACTACCTCGTCCATATCACCGGCCTTGATGCGTTCATCCAGCTCGTTCAGGTACTCACGATAACGGGTCTTAATGATCGGTAAGGGGCGGATATGCTCACTGTAGTACCCACCTCCCCAAGCTCCTTCCCAAGGCTTCGGAGGGATGATTGTCGGGTAGTACTTGGGGCGTAGTAGGGCGTACTTTGAGTTCTCTTCCCGGAGCCACTTCTCGAACTCCGGGGTCACGGTCAGCACCTTGACCTTGGAATGGATCAGGGTGTTGTTCTTACTCTTGACCGTACCGCCTTCGATCTCATGCAGGTGTACTGCTCCGGTGAATTCGACGGCAGCATGGATCAAGAACGTCCCGACATGGGCTCGTGTTGTCGAAGTCCATGGAGTCCAGTCAACGGCGTCGCTTTTCCTGACCGCATGATTGAACACAGCACGACGGCGGTGTCTGTTCGACACCCGCTTGAGGTGCTTGTTGGTGATGTCCATCCTCTGCTTGTCGGCCTGTTCCAAGGCGGTAAGCTTCAGGTCAGTCTCAATATCGATGCCTATCTGAATGGCTACATCCTGCACACGATTGATGCGGGAGATCCCGTCCAGGATATTCCGAAGGGTGATCAGGGAGACCACCTTCATGTCCATGTCTTTGATCAGACGGACGGCGATATGCTTCCTTCCGGCCTTCCCGGAAGTAGCCTTCGCTATCTGGTCTTCCAGGTACTTAGCGAAGGGAAGGACTCCAAGGTTCCCTTTGGTGTTTCTCATGGCCTTGATGCAAGCGGCGGTTCCGGATTCGGATCCCTGCATTCTCCGCTTCTCCACCGACGTTATATATGCCGCAGCTCCGGTGTCCTTCATGGTTTCTTCCCATCTAATCTGGTCAGCTAGCGTCCTCATCTCAGTCATCTCCCACTTGTTTGTCGGTCTGGGCTGGTCCTTAAGCCAGTGTTAATTGATATGGCCTTGAAAACACAAGGAAAAATCGCGAGAACCGGTCAAGGCAGGCTCGTCCTGCCGGACTCGCAAGGAATTCCAACGTGTGGAATCATCCCCTGCCAGAAGAGCGGCACCAGCGTCAAGTGCATCAGGTGCCAGGGTGACATACCTCAAGGTCGTTTTGAAGGATGCGTGACCCATCCACTTCTGAACATGGGGCAGAGGAAATCCACGCATGACCAGCCGGGAGCAGCATGTATGCCGTAGGACATGAGGAACGAAGTGTGGATCGTCGTTCATGTTCATGTAGGCACGAACCTTGTCCCATACCAGATGATACCAGTGCTTGTTTCCGCCGGGGAACAGCTTCCCTGTTGGATACTGGAGCACACGCCGCATCAAAATCTCCTTGACACGAGGCGTGAGAGGCACAGAGCGGGGCTGGCCTGTCTTGGTGTGCCAGATGGTCACCGCGCCTAGTCCACCGGAGTGATAGAGGTTCACATCACGGGCTTCCATGTTCCAGAGTTCACCGCACCGAATGCCTGTGTCGATGAGCACAATGGTTGCGTCAACGTGGTCATGCTTCCCCATCTTCCGCATCCATGTGAGGATCTCGTTCTCCTCGGCGGAAGACAAGAATCGGATGCGCTCGTTGTTCTCCTTCTTGATGGGCATCTTTGGGATCACGTCAAGCTTCTTGGCTTCCAAGGCGGTCCTCATGATCCGGGAGAGGTAGTATAGCTTCCGATTGATGGTGCTGTCCTTGCAGCCCCGCTTGCGGTAGAACTTGACGACCGCATCGATCTCTTCCTCCCCGATCTGGTCCAGGGTGGTCTTCGGACCGATGACGCCACGGATCATCTTCGCGTTGTGCAAGGCCTCCTCGCCGTTCTTCGTGCCCCGCCAGACCTTGTCGTAGGTTTGCTCGATGGCGTACTCCAGGGTCCAAGAGGATGACCGTCTATTCCCGTTATCAGCCTCGGCCTTGAGCCCTGCTTCAAGCTGGGTCCTAAGCTTGTCTCGGAGGATCTTTGCTTCCTGCAGGGTGTTAGCCGTACCGGTGGCTCTTTGTCCCATAACCATGATATACACAGCCCAAGTGCCGCTAGGGTTGGGTCGGATGCCCTTCGGAAACTCTGTCGTCGTCCTTGTCGTCTTCTTTGCCATACTCATTTCCCCCCCCCTCTTGTGTAGGGTGAGGGAGACACCTACTCGTGCCTCCCTTCTTTCTTATGCTAGATCCCGCAGTACTTCGATGTTCGTGTTTATGCTTTGTTCTCCTCGGCGGCGGCTGCGCAAAAATCAGACACAATCACAATCAGCTTCATGCTTTTCTCCCATCAGCCAGCCCATCCGGCTGTTATTTTCAGTCTGGAATCGCCATCTCGTCTCGGTTTACGTCATCTACACCACTTGATCAAGCCAAGCTGCCCATTGTCACAGGTAAGGCACTGGCACTCACAGCGTACATGATAAGCACTTTTTCCTCGACACCTTTCAAGGGTTTGCGGTGGATCTCTTTGTTGTCCACCAGCGACACACTTATTATATAATCCCCATCCCGAAGAATTTTCTGTCCGTTCACGATACCTAGCGTTATCCCTTCCGGGATAACACCAGCGTTTATAATCTGTTCCAAAGTTTCAGGGTTGTACCTGTAGCCAGGTCTTTGCCTAGCCAACTCGTGGGTTTTGTTGATCATTTCTTGGGTGTTCATTTTTTTCTCCTCCTTTTTTGGTTTAGGTTTACCTTTTCTCGCTTCCTCTTGGCTTCCTTTTTAAGGTTGTCCTTGAGGCTTGTCAAGAGGAAACTTCAAGGTTTGTCTTCAAGGTTTGCCTTTCTCGCTTCCTCTTGGCTTCCTTTTTAAGGTTGTCCTTGAGGTTTGTCAAGAGGAAACTTCAAGGTTTGTCTTCAAG